ATTGATCCGAAAAGAGATTGGGCGCGCCAGCTGAACAAACTTTGCAGTAATCAAAAGTACTTGGAAGCTATCGCAAATTTTGCCAAAAGTCAAATAGTCACTGGTCGTTGTCCTCTAATACTTGGTGAACGAGTGCAAATGTTAAAAGATTTACAGGAAATGATTCCTGATAGTATGTGCCTAATAGGAGAATCCGATGAATCAACTAGAGAAGATGTTCTTCAAAATGTTGGAGGAAAATACAAATGTGTCCTCTCGACGAAATTATTCGATGAAGGGATATCTTGCCATCGTCTTGATACTCTTTATCTTACCTGCCCTTCTAATAATCCTATTAAACTAGAGCAACGAATAGGGAGAATTATTAGAGAACATCCTGACAAACAAGTACCAATGATAGTAGATTGGTGGTTATCAGGAGCGATAGCCTCTAGGCAACAAACAAAAAGATTACATTGGTATCAGCAACGTGGATATTACATACTTTAAAAATCCGTGGAATCATGCGGTAATTGATAATTTTTTTAATGATGAATTGTTACAATATGCTAATGACTTAGCCTCTAAAAGTATAAAAAAATATGAAGTAATTACAATTAGAGATAAATTATTATCAGACTATTTTCAAACTTCGCTTAAGTCAAAAAGTAAAAAACATATACTTGAATTTAATTTAATGGAGCCAAAAACAGATTATCCTATACATGATGAAGCTCATTGGAAAAAATTATCTGTTGTAGTATATATTAAGCCTGAAATAGGTAACGGAACTTATTTATTTGATAAGAATCAGAAGATAGCAAAACAAGTGGAATGGAAAATAAATAGAGCCTTTATTTTTAAAGGTGTGCCTAATGTAACTTGGCACAGTTATGCTAATACTAAAGACACTCCAAGGTTAACTATAAATTATTTTGAAACGTGAAAAGTATAAAATGTTTTACTTTAACTGGTACGAAATTTTAGGAAAGGCAAGAAAAGATCAAACAGCGATATTAATCTTGACCTTTGCACAAACTTCATTGTATAATCCGTATACAACTAAAGGTTTAATGAAAGCTCTGAAAATTAATCACATACCTATACATTTATTTACTTGGGGCATACTAGAACAGAAAAAAGACAGATTAGTCTGTCATTATAAAACACAAGAGCCAATGAGTTATATAAAGAACCCTTATTTTATGACTCAAAATGTTTCTATAATTAAAAAAACAGAATATATACAAATGTTATCAATGCGTAGAATTAGTGAAAAACATGATTATATAGCTAAAAACTACATTAGAAAAGATTTAGAAAACCCTTTTATCAATATTAAAGGGAATAAAATTTATTTTCCACAAGAGTCCTCGGCATCGAGGAATACCTAAACCAAAGAACCAACGTTCAACAAAAAGGAGACAAATATGGTCGCATGGGACAAAGCCAAAGGAAAACAATCCTCTGGCAATCAACAACGAAGAGAGATCGAAAGACTAACTATGAGTATCGGAGATACGAAAGTTAGATTAGTAGGCGATGTAATGCCTAGATACTGCTATTGGGTGGTCACTACAGAGGGTAAAAAAATGCCTGTGGAGTGTTTACAGTTTAGTAGAGAAACTGAATCATTTGATAACTCTGCTCAAGACCCTTTCAAAGAAATTGATGAATCAATTTTTTCGGATAAACCACAGTTTTCATACGTTTGTAATGTAATAGATCGTGCTGACGGTAAGATTAAACTATTTGATTTACGATCAACTATCTATTCTCAAATTGTAGACTATGCAACTAATCCAGATTACGGAAATCCAGCTGGGGATTCAGATGGTTATGATATTACCATTAAAAAGGAAAAGACAGGACCTTTACCTCAAAACGTAAAGTATTCTTGCTTACCTGCTCGTAATAATTCACCTCTTACAGAAGAAGAAAAAGCACTAGAACTTTTTGACCTTTCAAAGATCTATAAGCGTCAGACATACGAAGAGCAAAAAGAATGGTTATTACAGAATACCTCATATTTTGCAGGAGATGTATCTGATGAATTTAAACCTGTAGAAGATGTGGATGATTTAGCATGAAAAAATCCTTAGCAGATATGACCACTGCTGAAAAAGCACCGAAGAAATCCTTTGGTGCTTTTACAAATGTGGAAGGTAGTCAAGCCCAAATAGACTTAAATATTATAAGAAAGCATAATATTTTCTTTGCAACTCCTTGTTATGGTGGTATGGTAACGGATCAGTTCTTTTTATCCATGTTTAGAGTTTCTCAAGAGTTTATGAAACATGGTATAAATTTTAGGATTACAACATTGAGAAATGAATCATTAGTAACTCGTGCTAGAAATATTTTAACGGCAATGTTTTTAGAATCTGAGTGTTCACACTTGATGTTTATTGACGCAGATATAGAATTTGATTCAGAATCCGTTCTCAGAGCGTTAGCATATGATAAACCTATCATGGCAGCAGCATACCCAAAAAAAGCTCTTCCAGTACAATACGCAATTAATTTTAAATTTATTGATCAAGCTACAAAACAGATTAGAATTGAAAACGGTGCAGTTGAAGTATTAGATGCATCAACAGGGTTTTTCCTAGTTAAAAGAGAAGTAATTGAAAAAATGATGGCGTCATATCCAGAGTTACATTATAAGAATGACTCTAATATCGATCCGAAATATAATAAATATTGTTACTCATTTTTTGATACAATACACGATCCAGAGGATAATCGCTATTTATCTGAAGACTACACTTTTTGTCGTAGATGGCAAAAACTTGGTGGAGAGATATGGCTAGACCCAAATACTAAATTAAACCATATAGGAACTTACACGTTTGAGGGTGATGTAGGTAAGATAATCAATCGTGGAAATTCAGAGTCTTAAGTATGAAAACCCAAAGTTTCAAGTTGAAGTTGATTGGGATATAACTCAAAGGTGCAATTACTCTTGTTCATATTGTGCAAGTTATGACAATTCTCAACCCTTCAACTTTAAAACTATTGATGAGTATATAGATTGTTTTAAATATTTATCAGATTATTTTGGAAACAAAACTATCAGATTAGGTATTTTAGGAGGTGAACCTACTCTTTTCAAACAGTGGGTAGAATTAGCAAATTGGTTGGTAGATCATAATTATGTATTAAAATTGACTACAAACCTATCCGTACCTGTTAAGACTTATATTGATAAATTAAATCCAAAATTACAAAAGTTTCTAGTTGCTAGTTTTCACACTGAGTTTGCAGATATCGAAGTATTTGTTAAAAATGCTAAGTTATTAAATGAACATGGATTTTTAAAAGGTATTAGTTTTTTACCTAATCCTAAAATATGGGATAAGTCAATGAGTCAATACAAGCAACTACTCAAAGCAGGAAAAGTTAGGATTAGTAAAATAAAAGATGAGTTTACAAATGATGTAAGCATATCTTCAGGGTTCATCAACTATACAAAAGAACAACTTACCTTTTTTAAAAAAAGTAAACAAACCAATAAACATATGCAATTACAAGTTGATGGTAATATAATTAAACCGTCAATACCCGTAATTAGAGATAAGTATAGTAATTTTAAAGGAATGAAATGCGCCGTAGGGTTTACTAGATTACACATTAAACCCAATGGAGATGTTTATCCTAGTGCTTGTTTATTAAATTATAGACGTGCAAGAATGGGCAACGTTTATAAAAAGAATATAATAAAACCTAAGTCTTATTTAAGTTGCCCGTTCAATGAATGTCTTTGCGGACCTGATATTAGAGTTGAAAAATGGAGATGATATGAAAAAACCAGGTATATTTGTAGAAAAAAATGCATTTGACCCAAAACAAGTAAAAGCAATATATGATTTTATTATAAAAAATGATACTTTATTTGATGACGATAAGTTTACTAAAGCGCAACAAATAGAAGCCTTTATCGGTACGACAATACCTTTTAAATTATTAGATATATATACTGAAGCTACGTTTGGTATCAAACAATTTTTGAACACGGTTAGATTTTTTACACAAAAGGTAATCCATGATAAAGTTGGAGAGTTACATATTCCTGATAATACTGAATTAGTTAAATGGAAAAAAGGTAGAAACATGAGTATTCACTCTGATAATTCATGGCCAGATGGTAGTCAAATGAATCATCCAACTACTTTTAGAACATGGTCTGCTATATTTTATATAAATGATGATTATGAGGGAGGTGAAATTGAGTTTCCACTTAAGAATTTTACATACAAGCCTAAAGCTAATTCTCTGATAGTATTTCCTTCCACAAGTGAATATCTTCATGGCGTAAAAGAAGTGAAAGAAGGAACTAGATATACAGTAGCTATCTGGTATACACAAAACTTTGCTCATATAGAAATTTAGACGCAAGTGTGGCGTATACAAAACTGCGGAACTACGTTCCTTGCTGGGGCACTCCGTGCCCACGCTAACCCATATGGGCGAGCCTTGTTCAACAGCTCTTCAACTACGTTGGAGGCGTTATTCAATAGCTAATCACTAAATTAGCATATATTTAAAGGAAATGCAATGACAAAAATTTTATGTTCAGCTGATTGGCACATAATACTTCACAAAAAGAAAGTTCCATACGATTGGCAAGTGAATCGATTCCGTGAAATGTTTCGTAAGTTAATCGCACTTGAACAAAGTTGTGATGTGCATATCATAGCTGGTGACATATTTGATAAAAAGCCAGAACCAGATGAAATCTGTTTGTTTTTAAGCTATATCAATTCAGTCACAATACCTACCTACATCATCCCAGGTAACCATGAAGCTACAAAAAAAGGGGAATCATTTTTTGAATACTTTACTCAAGAGAACGCTATCAAGAATCCACACGTTCATGTATATACGCATAATGGACGTGCGAGTGTTGGTGAAACGAATTTTTGCTTTTTTCCGTACGGGGAAATGCAAAACAATAATTTACCACAGTATGTTAGAGGTGACATACTCGTT